AACTAGCTAAAAGTTTTATACCGGCAGAGGTTTTTCCCGGTTGGAGAGATACCAAGCCTTACTATCCACCTACATGGGGATGGGCATTTGATACAACCCATAGAGGCCGCACCTATGGCAAAACAAACCAATCAAGATGGCAATGGTCGCAACAAGAGGCTATAGCCGGTGTAAAAATATCAAGCGCACAAGTTAAAGTAGCAAGGCGTGGCTTAAATATAGAAACCACGGCTTTGGCCTTAGTTAATGCCTCGGTGCCGGGAATAATCTTTGAACTTACAGGTGGTGGTACTGCTAGGAGTAGAGGCAAGACAAGGCGTGTAAGTCGCAACCCTAACGCTAGTGAAGGTTTTATCCGTAAAGTATCACAAGCTTATGGCGCAATTGGTGGAGATGGCAAAGGTAAGAGAGTTATCTATAGAGCTACTGCCGAAAAGGGTGAGCAAGCTCTAAACGGCATCCGGACAGTTATTGAAAAATATCTTGCTCAAACATTTAGGGGTAACTAATGGCATTGAGTCAAAGTGTTGTAATTAACTTTCTTACCAAGTTTGATAAGAAGGGTTTGCAAAGGGCTACTAAAGAGCTCAAAGGGTTTGATAAATTTATAGCTTCAAGTAAGTTTGTTACAAAAGCTGCTCTAGTTACAGCTGGTCTTGCCTCTGCCTATGCTTTGGACAGACTTGCAAAATCATCTGTGAGAGCTGCACTTGAGCAGGAAAGACTAGACAAATCCATAGAGCAATCTCTTAGCTCTATCAATGAACTTGGCTCTTTAGGCAGCGTTAAAACTCTAATTGCAGATCTACAAACTGCTACAAATATTACTGAGGATCAATTAACGCCGGCTTTGAATAGTCTAATTATATCAACCGGCGATTTAGGGAAAGCGCAGAATTTATTAAGCCTTGCAATTGACACAAGTAAAGGAAGCGGCGTTGATTTACTTACAGTCACAGATGCTTTAGGTAAAGCTAACAGGGGCAATTTTAAAGCATTAGGACAGCTTGGACTTGGTTTTGATGCAGTAACAGCCAAAGAAATGGGTTTGGCAGATATCACAGATTACCTTATCCTCAAGTTTGGCGGAGCTGCAAAGCGAGCGACAGAAACCTTTGGGTCAAAATTGGATGACCTCAAAATTAGTGCAGGCGAGGCACAAGAAAACTTAGGCCAAGGTTTTATTACAGCCGCAGAAATTATCCTTGGTACTAGTAATGCAACAGATGTTTTTGGTGCAAAGCTTGAACAACTTGGGTTAAACGGCGGTTACATAATAATTGCATTAGCCGACAAAGCTAAAAAAATAAGTGATGCTTTTTCTAGTCTTAATACAGGAATTAAAAACAAGAGTATTTTAGCATTTTTATTGACCGGTGGTCTGTCTCTTCCATTAGCACCACTTGGAAATTTATTCAAGAATTTAGCAAAAGATGGTAAAAAGATTGCAGAAAGCTCTAAAAAAACTGTTGAACAAACAGAAGAACAAAAGGCCGCTGCCGCAAAACTAGCCGCCTTACAAGCTAAGTTTGATAAGTTTGCCGCCGCCGCATTAGATAAATCAAAAAAACTTACAAAGGAAAAGGCTGCTCAAGCTGCATTAGATAAGAAAAAGGCAGAAATTGAGTCTATGTTTGATATAGACAAAATTAACCTACAAGCTGCCCTAAGCCGTAAATTATCAGGTGAAGATGAGCTGCGTGTAAAAATATTACAAAAACTAGCGGATGGCACAAAAGCCGCCGTTGATGAAGCTGCAAGATACGCAGATGTATTAAAAGTTATTGAAGACGGACAAATCACTACTGCCGAAATTGAAATGTTGGCAAAAAAATGGGGTATAACTACCAAAGAAGTGGAATTGTATTTAGCTCAACTTTTTGCCGCTAATGAAGAATTACGCAAAATGCTTGGTTTGTTAGATGAAGTTAACAAAAAGAAAATTAGTGCGGGTATAGCAGCAGTGCAACAAACTACAGCTACTATTGATAAATTTATTTTTACAACAGCTTTAGATAGTGTGCGTAATTTAAATAATGACATCCAAGATTTTATGCAATCAAACAGGTTAGCACCTGCAACGGCTGAGTCAGGCATGAGGGTTATACCTCAAACTACTAGCAAAATAAATGATTTTCTAGCTGCATTTGAACCCAAAACTAAATTAGCAGAGGGTGGTGTTGTAAATAGTCCAACCATTGCAATGATTGGTGAGGCTGGAGCTGAGGCTGTCATCCCATTAGATCGCATGGGAAGCATGGGTACAAAGGTAATTGTAAATGTGCAGGGCTCTGTAATCTCTGAGGGTCAATTGCAATCTGTTATCCAAGATGTTTTGTATAACTTAAACCGCACCGGTGCAGTCACCCAGTTAGCAAACCTAGGTAGATAATGCCGGCGGCAGTATTTAAAGCGGAGATTGATTTCAGCAACGGAGCAAGTTTTGATCCAGCTCTTGTACTAGATGACCCTGCAACACCTTTAGACACAGCTGTACTTGGTACAAGTGCAGCGGATGTTGTAGATATAACAGCCTTTGTAACTCAGTGCTACATAAGGCGTGCCTTCAATAGATCATCTGACTCATTTATAGGCGGCAGTGCAAAGATAGTCTTTGTAGATCAAACAGGTACATTTAACCCTGCTAATACTGGATCACCCCTGTATGGCAAAATTAAACCTATGCGTAAGATCCGCATGACTGCAGCTTTCAACAGCATTGACTACAGCCTTGGATCTTTCTATGTGCAAGAGTGGAATTACAAAAGCCCAAGCGGATTTGATCCGGCCTATGTAACCCTTAACTGTGTAGATGGCTTTCAGTTACTTAACCTTACAACCTTGACTACTGTCAGCGGTGGCAGTGCCGGACAGACCACAGCGCAAAGAGTTACAAGTTTGCTTGACTCTGGAGATTGGCCGGGCGGTATGAGGGACATATCTACAACAGCTAATACCACTGTACAAGCTGACAGCGGAGCCTCAAGATCTTTGCTCGGAGCTTTGCAAGAGGTTGAGCAAACAGAAACCGGGGCTTTATATGTAGATCAAAGAGGCTTTGTTAAGTTTATGTCAAGGTCAGACATTATTACTGCCTCTGGAGCTGCTCTTACAAAATTCTCAGATGTCAATGGATCAGGTGATATAACCTATCAAAATGTTGAGTTTGATATATCTGACTTTCAGATGATTAACAAAGTTACTGTTACGCCTGCCGGATTGACAGCGCAAACGGCTAGTGACACAGCAAGCATTGATGATTATTTCCAACATAGCCGGGTTAGATCTGGCATTATGCAGACTGAGGCAGATGCTTTACAACAAGCTCAAATGATTATTGCCTCACGCAAAGAGCAAGGTGTTAATATACAGCTCAACTCTTTGACTGTAGATGCCTATAGTCAAGATGATGCTGCAAGGACTACGGCAGCTTTAGAGCTTGACATTTTCAACCCTATTGAGGTTACTCAAACCTTACCTGCCGGCAATGTAGTCAGTGACAGTGTTATAGCAGGGGTGCAGTATCAAATCACCCCTAATTCTTTTCTTGTAACATTTTCATGTGCTCAACCCTTTGCCGTAGGTTTTTTGCTAGACTCGGCTGTGGATGGTTTATTAGATGAAGATATTTTAAGCTACTAGGAGATACATGGCAAAGCAATCTTTTGTTACGGGACAAGTCCTTACCGCTCAACAAGTCAATGATCTACAAACCAATGACTTTAATCAAACTGTAAGTGCAAAGACGGCTAGTTATACTCTTGTTGCGGCAGACAAAGGCACACGCATTACTATGAGTAGTACCAGTGCTACAACAATTACAGTTAATACAGGTTTGTTTGCGGCAGGTGATACATTATTTATCCAAAATCTAAATACAGGCGTGTGCAGTATTACCGCCGGCACTGCAACTGTAGATACTTCTGCATCTTTAGCCTTGGCTCAACATGAAGGCGGCACTTTATATTTTACATCTGCCGGAGTATCTACTTTTTTCAAGGCGGCTGGGGCGGCGGCTTCAAGCGGTGGTATGACTGTAATTACCTCTGGCTCATTATCTACCACATCAGTTTCAATCAGTGGATTTTCAGGTTACAATTCTCTATTATTAGAAATCAATAATCCAGTTGTAGATGTTTCTAGTCAAATGGCTTTTCGTTTTAACAATAACTCAGGCGGTGTATATTCCCAAGCAGGAATGTCGCCACTTACTAATACTATTTTAAATGGTGGCCCAACTAGCACAGCAAGGGCTGGTTTTGCTACATACAATTTATCTACGACTGCAGATAATACAAGTGTTTTCATTTCAGTTAATGATTATGATTCAACTGTATATAAAAATATAAATATGGGAACTGCTAACGGCTCAGATGCTATTTTTGGAAATGTAAGATTTAACGATACAACTGCTATAACAAGCATACAAATAACCACAAGCGGTGGCACTTCTAATTTTACTGGTGGCACTTACGTACTATATGGAGTCAAATAATGAAACCACAAGTAAAAATTGTTAATTGCGAAACTGGCGAAGAAATAATTAGAGATGCAACTGCCGCAGAAATAGCCCAGATGGAAACAGATGCCGCTAACTATGCAGCCGAACAAGCCGAAGCCGAAGCAAAAGCGCAAGCCAAAGCCGCAGCCGAAGGTAAACTAGCAGCACTAGGTTTAACTACTGATGACCTTCGGGCTTTAGGTTTATAGCACAATCTTGGGGAAGTGTGTAATGGATGGCAAGAATTATTGAGCTGACAAGCCCTAATGGATGGCCGGCTAGTGAAGACCGCAAAGCTATAGGCATACAATCTTTTGCTATACGCGGCACATCATTAAAGATTGCGTGTGCCAAAGATGTAGCACCAATACTTGTTGCCTTTTGTAAAGAGTTTCATGAGCTTGTAGAGCCTATTGATCAAGGTCAATTAGATGACTGGGGTTATGCCTTTAGGATGACTAGAGGATCAGATAAAGTATTGAGCAATCACTCATCCGGCACAGCTGTAGATTTAAACGCTACAAAACACCCTCTAGGTAAGTCAAATACATTTACAAAAGAGCAAACAAATACTATACAATTGCTTTTAGTTAAGTATGGCTTAGCTTGGGGCGGTAATTACAAAAAGCGTAAGGATGAGATGCATTTTGAAATAGCCATGACTAAAAATCAAGTACAAAATAAAATTCAACAGTTAGGAATAAAATGAAACTAAGTGCAAAACAAAAAGCAATTGTTAAATCTTATCTACGCAGTATAGCCGCTGCCACTGTCACTACAGTCTTGGCATTAGTCGCTGACATACGCCCTGAGTTAAGTATTCTTGCCGGCGCATTAGTCGCACCTTTGGCAAGGTATTTTGATCCTACAGATAAAAATTTTGGCATCAACAGCTAATGAGTCCTAATGATTGGGCAGCCTTATCGGTATCACTTTTAACAATTGTAGGCTCTTTGGTTGCCTCAGTCAGATGGTTAGTAAATCATTACTTGTCAGAACTAATAGATGACCAAAATGGTGGTCATAATTTACAAGGCCGGGTTGTACGCATTGAGCAAAAATTAGACACGCTCTATGAGATCCTAATAACTAAACAATAAACCCCTTACCCTTTGGCTATGAAAAGCTGCGTGATAGTCCCAACTAGGGGCAGACCTGAAAACATGGCTAGACTTGCCGCATCTTTTGTTAGCACAAACGCATCTTTAGATCTGTATGCTGTTATAGATAATGATGATCCAAAATGGGATGAGTATGCAAAAAATGATGACTACAAGTGCCTACCTTCGGAGAATAAAACAGGTGGCTGTGCGCACGCTCTTAATGATGCTGCAAGGCTTTTACTTGATTACAGTCGCTTCCCTCTTTATGATCTGTACATTTTCATGGGTGATGATCACCTGCCTAGATCGCTGGATTGGGACAAGGCTTTTGAAAAAGCGTTATTAGGTAAGACCGGCATTGCCTATGGTGATGATCTTTTGCAAGGTCAAAACCTGCCTACAGCTTTTGCAATGACTAGAGATATTGTTGATGAGCTAAGGGGCATAACTTTCCCCGGTTGCAAACATTTGTATTTTGATAACTTTGTAAAACAATTAGGAATAGATCTTGACTGTTTAGTTTATCTGCCAGATGTGATCATTGAACACTTGCACCCGGCAGCTGGGAAAGCTGAGATGGATGAAGGCTATGCAAGAGTTAATCAGGTCAAATGGTATGAGGAAGATCTATTAACCTTGCAGACATACTTAAGATCTACAGAGTATGCAGATCTTGTTTATGCTCTAAAATGAGGACAAGATTAAGGCCTTTGCACACAGATGTTGAGCTGCAAGATATTTATGCAAAACCTCACAACCATACACAATTTAAAGATCACATAATAAGAGTGCAAAAAAGTATTGAGTTATTAAAAGAGTATTCTACTTACAATTCTATTGCTGATTTATCAGCTGGGGATGCAACAATAATTAACTCATTAGATGCGCAAGAAAAATACATTGGTGATTATGCACCTGGCTATAAATTAACTGGACATATTGATAACACAATAAATAGTGTGCCAGATGTTGATTTGTTTATCTGTTCAGAAACTTTAGAGCACTTAGATGATCCTGAAACTACATTAAAAGCTATAAGAGCTAAAACTAAATATTTATTTATTAGCACACCAAAAGGTGAAAGTGACACTAACAATAATGAGCATTATTGGGGTTGGGATAATCAGGATGTAAAAGATATGTTATTAAATGCAGGTTTTAATCCTGTAGTTTATTTTTTACTTGAGCTAAAAAAAGACTACCACTATGATTATCAAATGTGGATATGTAAATGAAAGTCCTAATTACCGGCTCACATGGCTTTGTAGGCAGAGCTTTCAGGCGAGCCTTGCCTTATGCACAATTGACTTTAGTAGATCTAAAAAATGGTACAGATTGCCGAGATTTTTTTAAACTAGAAACAAAAAAGTATGATCTTGTAATACACCTTGCAGCTATTGTAGGTGGTAGGCAACAGATAGAAAATCAGCCTTTAAGTTTAGCTGTAGATCTTGCTATTGATGCTGAGTTTGCCAATTGGTGCATGGTTACAGAGCAGCCTTATGTAGTTTATTTTAGCTCATCCGCTGCCTATCCAACAGAGCTACAAACCTTAAATAAAAAACATAAGCTCAAAGAAAAAGATTTGAACTTTAAAAAAATTGGCGCACCTGACATGAGCTATGGATGGGCTAAATTAACAGGTGAAATGTTAATGAGCTACCTGCGTGAGATGGGTACACAGGTCTTAATACTTAGACCGTTTAGTGGCTACGGCACTGATCAAGATATGACCTACCCTTTTCCATCTATTATGCAGAGAGCAATACTCAATTCAAATCCATTTGATATATGGGGGCGTGCAACTACAACTAGGGACTTTATACACATTGATGATGTGGTAGATGCTGTGGTCACAATGGCTCAAAACAATTGCAATCAGACAGTCAATCTTTGTACAGGCAGGCCTACTACCTTTCTTGAGCTGTCACAGATAGCCTTAAAAACCCTTGGGATTACAAAGATGCCAAGGTTTAACATACTGGCAGATAAGCCGGCAGGTGTGGCATATCGCGTAGGTGATCCCACAATGATGAGTGATTACTACACACCAAAAATTAGTTTAGAGGAAGGTGTCCACAGGGCTATATCCGGTGTTTTATGATTTATGATTAGGCCATGGCAACTAAACGCAAAAGCAAAAAGGTAGCAAAGCGTAGGCGTACAACTAAAGAAACGCCTTTAACAAAGCTTGATTTTTGGGCTAT